AAATAAAAGTATATGTACACTTACCATTTAGTAGGAAAAGTCGTAGAGACCCACATAATTATGTTGGTACGAATGTTAAAGCAATAGTTGATGCTTTAATTACAGCAGGATTAGCACCTGATGACACGCCAGAATATATCACAGTATGTGAACCTCGGCTTACAGTGGATAGTAGTAATGTAGTATTGATTTGTCTTGAGCCACTAGGAAAAGTGGTAAAATTAGAAAAGGAGAAGAAATGAGTAAGTTAGCAAATAAACCAGCGGAACACAGATTATTGGGTGCTTGTTTGACGGACAGTAAAATAATTGATAAAGTTATTGATAGGGTTGGTCCTGGAGATTTTATTGATGAGAGAATGGGTGCAATATTTAGTGCTATAGCACGTGTTGCAACAAGGGGTGAAGTGACTGCTACAAAAGTAGTTGAAGAGCTTAGACTATCTCAAGAGTTAGAAATTGTAGGGGGAGATAAGGTTATTACTTGGTTGTCAGGTTATGCTGGTAATCAGGATGAAGCGTTAGATGCCGCTAAGACTGTTAGAGAGTTGGCAAGAAAACGTGATCAAGCAAGTGCTGCTAGGGCTGCTGCTATGACAATTGAAAACGGTGGTGACCCAGTAGTAGAGATTGCTGAATTAAATGCAATGTCATCAGTTTCAGATGATGATGGGTGGACTGACTTAGCACCTATCGTTGAAGCGATTATGAATGGAACACACAAAAGATTAGAACCAGCAATATTAAAAACTACTGCGGGGAATTACTTAATATACCCTAATCGGTTAAATATTATTATGGGTGCACCTGAGTCAATGAAATCGTGGACTGCAAAATATGCCTGTGTTCAGACAATGATGACTGGTGTACCTGTTGTATATATTGATTGTGAAGAGAGCGATGGTATAACTTGTGCTGAGAGAGTATATGCGATTGCTTTAGGACAGGGAGTTAGTAAAGAAACCTTACGAGATTGGTTAGAAGGTCCGGAAGATGAGAACGGAGATAGAGATAAAAATAAAAGATTATTTTATTATAGAGCAGAGAACAATGGATTAGATAGTAGGGCTAGGGCTCAAATTCTACGCATTGTAAGAAATCGTAATGTATCATTTGTTGTACTTGATGGTTTTGCTGCTGCTATGGCATCACATAATCCACCATTAGAAGAAGATAAGGCAAGAGATGTTAATATGTTTTTATCTGGTAATGTTTGGCAGATTGTAAATGCTGGGGCTGGAGTTTTAGTTGTAGACCATATTGCTAAGAGCAGTGGGTCATCTAACAATACATCATTTCAGTCACGTGGTCCGAGAGGGTCTGGTGCTAAACTTGCTGCTGTATCTGGAGTTGCTATACAGGCAAATGTTGTTGTGGCTGGTAGCAGTTGGACTCCTGGTAAAGTTGAATTGTATGTAACAAAAGATAGACCTGGCAGAGTTAAAATAGTACATAGAAATAATAAAAGATTAGCAGGTGTATTAGAATCAACACCGACTAATGAAAACGGTATTGAGATTACAAAACTTGAAATATTAACACCTGAAGATGTTGCTAGTCAACAAGCAGAAAAAAGATGGGATTTAATTGCTGCTGAAAAAATTAGCAGATTGTTGGGAGATATTGGTAGAGCAATGAGTAAGACTGAGATTAAAGAGACGCTAAACGAAGATAGGAAGAGAGCAGGTGGGGCAGGTTGGCGTGCTGATACATTAGTAAAGGCAATGGACTTTTTAATTACTAATAACTGGGTAAGAGTTGAAAAAGAAGGGCGTAATGAAAATCTTGCTAGATTGTCAGGTTATAAATCTGAGTTTGGAGATATTCATTGTGATGAACGTCCTATGGAGAGTTTATTCTAATGAGTGATATAACGAACATTACCGGAAGATTTGGTAAAAAAGAAAACGAATCATTAAGTCAAGAGAGAGAAAAAGAACTAGGGGAGCAGTTTCGCCTGGCTCTAGAAAATAATGATGAAAAAGCTTTAGAGAAGATAAGAGAAGAATTAATTCTAAGGCATATGCGATTAGTTTTACATATTGGTAAAAAGTTTATAAAAAACTTAGAATGGGAAGAGATTATTGGAGCAGGTAGTTTGGCTCTAACACATTGCGTAAGTCGTTGGCATCCCGACAAGGGACAGATGTACCCTTGGGCTGAAAGATGGATTACAACAGGAATTATGCGTGCTGTAGATGCTAACCGTACAATAAGGATTCCTCAAGGTGTGGCATATAAGGCTGGACTGGTAAAGAAAAATATTAATATACTAGAGAGCGAATTAGGTAGAACACTAACAAAAGAAGAAAAAGAAGAAGTTGCAAATGGTGTTGTTGGGTTTGAAAGTTTACCACAGGTTGCAAAAAGTTTAGACGATAAATTTGAAGAGAGTGCTTTAGATAGTTACTCTAGCACAATGGAACAAGAGAATGCAGACCCTGCAGAAATATATGAAAAGAAGGAAGTAGTTGAAACTATATTGGAAGCAATTAGTGAGTTAAATGATGTAGAGCAAGAAGTTATTATGGTAAGATTTGGAATAAAAGATTTGGATAGATTAACATTAACACAATTAGGAGAAAAATACGGAATGACAGGTGAGGCTATGAGAAGGGTTGAGTCAACGGCTTTAGCAAAGTTAAGACACCCAGCTTTAAAGAATCCATTAGACTTGGAGAATGAATAATGAGTCAAGAGAGTTTAGAAGATTTGTTGATGGAGTCTGCTGGGGTAATAGGTGATGTAAGAATGTTTGCAGAAAATGCTAACTGTGGAGAACTTGATCCCGATTTATTTTTCAATACAGATAGTGCGAATCAGTTAATACCTATGGAAGTTTTAAATGCGTGCTTGGGATGTAAGGTAAGATTTGAATGCTTAGAGCGGATTGCTGTGTTAGAATCAAAGGGAAGAACTAGTGGTGTTATTTTTGGTGGTATGAAAGGGTCTGCTAGAAAACAAAATTTGTATAACGCACCTAGGCATTCATGGTTAGAGATATCTGAAGAATATATAAAAAGTGCAATAACACGCAGGAAAAACTATAGAAATAGAAGTAAGAAAAGTAACAAAAAGTAATACCCTTGTGCTAGTTAGTCCGCACCCCCTTTAAAAGCAACGGTCAGTTAATTAATTTAACCACACCCCTTAAAAAGTTGCGGGGGGCGGAGCAACAAATAAAGGGATGAGGGCTAATTACGCTCAATGAAGCGTAGAAAAAGTTTGTATGCTACGTAACCAATACCCGTCACTATATAAGGTATGACTAAAAAGATAACAAGAGCAGAACAGACAGAACTATTGGATAAAGATGAGCCAGTATTAATAGCGTGGAACGCAGTCGTGCGAGTACTCGAAAGTATAAATGCACCTAAGACTAGATTATATAGAAAACCTATAAAGAGCAAAAAAGACCCCCACACCAAAACCAAAACTTTTCAAGGGACAATTGGCGCAAATGGTTAACTCTAACGGACAGTTAATAACAGACAGAGAGTCCACTGTCAAAAGGAGAGCAAAATGAGTAATAAAAAAGTAGTTATCAAAGCAAAAGAAGTAGAGGTTGATTTAACTGGATATAAGAACTATAAAATTGTAGAGTGGAAGCATAGTCAATTATGCGAGACACACGGCTGTAAAATTGCTGCTGCTTATTGCCGTCATTCACAGGGAGATGAAGAGAGTCTCGAGGCACAGGAGTCATCTATAGGTAGATGGATTAAAAAGGCTGAAGATGATATGGGATGTGTAATACATCTTGCATATATCATTTCTGATAAAACTGGTGCATGGGCTAATGATGCACCACCACCAAAGCGACCTGGATACGATACTTTAAATTACCTTAGAGATAATGGCGCTATACAACATTTTATGGCACGTGAGGCATCAAGATATCATCGTATTTATGAGTTTCTTTTGATAGAGCTTAGAAACTGCAGATTAAAGAATGTTTCATTTACTACAATGATGGATGGTATAAATACTGACGTCTGCGATAATAACAGTATCGGACATTTATTTCAAGTTATGTCTAAGGCTATTATGAGTTACACTGAGAGTAAAAATGTTAGTGATAGGTATTTTGAAAACACTAGAGAAATGATTGAATGTGGATTTTGGTTAGGAACTTTGCAGACAGGTTATTTCCCTAAAGATGCAAAATATATTGAGACAATGGACCCAAGAGGAAATCCTATTAAAGAGTTGGTTGCACCAAGATTCCCAAGAATACACAAAACTGGGATTACTGTTTATGGTAAAATATTAGAGCCAGTTGATGGATGGGCTGAGGCTATCAATGCTGCTGCTGATGATGTAATAGGTGGTGGCAGTTTAAGAAGTGCTGGAAAAGTATTGGACGAAAAAGGTTTCCCTATAAAAGTAAAAGGTATGATTGATGGCGGTGCTGTGAAAAGATGGTTAGCAAATCCTATATTAATTGGTTATTTGTCAAACGATTCAGGTACGACTGCAAATCAAAAAAAATCTTACGCTGATAATGGATTTAAAAGATTAACTCTAGTACAAAAAGATCCAGATGGTATTCCTGTAGAGGGAGTAACACCAGTAATGACAATGAATAAATGGGTTGCTGTGCAACAAGCCTTAGCAAGTCGTGATCAGATGAGAACACCAAGAACACCATTTATATTACAAGGTCTTTTGACTTGTGAGAAATGTGGAGCAAAATTGACTAGGGGGAAGCAGACTAAAAAAGCAGGTTATGATTATATGGTTTGCCTTAATACAAAATATGGGAAGTGTACAGGGGTTAATATTACAGGACACAAAACTGAGAAGTTTATAGTTGATTCAGTATTAGAGAAGTTTGATGTTGCATCAATAGAATCATCTAGACTTGAGTATGAGGCAGAGATGAAAAAATTGATTAAGGATTTACCATCAGAAAAAACTGATGAGTTAGAGAGCCTTAACAAAAAATACAATATTATTTATACAATGCTTTTAGAAGAAGAGATATCTACAAATAGAGATAAGTTTAAGATATCTTTGGATGAAGTTGCAAAGAAGATTGATGAGTTAAAAAATCACAAAGTAAATGTACCAAAAGCACCAGCGATAAGTAATGTTTTAAAAACAATTGATATGGAAGGATATAACCTAAAAGATATTTGGGATAGTCTAACAGTAGAACAAAAAAATGCAGTGTTAAGAGCATCATTTGAAGGAGTACAGATTAAAACTGTTTCAAGAAATAAAATTGAAAAATCAGGTAGATTTGTGTTTGATACTAATCGAATAATTTTATGGTGGAGAGGCGAGAATAGACCTGAAGAATGGGATAGAGCGCATCCCAGCTTTAATAATCAAGAGGGTGAGTAAATTGTCAAAATTAACTGATAAGAAAATAAGAATGTTACAAAGAACATTATTGATGATTTCATTAGTTATGACTTTTTTATTAGTTGTATATACTGAACCTGATGCGGAAGCAGTTGTGATTTCATATAATGTGGGCACAGATTAAGTTATGGGTAGAATAACTAATACTGAAAGATGGAACCGTAGAGTCCAGTCTCTAAAGGTTGAAGATGAGTTGGTCATTAATAGTGCAACAGAATGCTGTAATGACGGAACTTGTGAATGCGAAAAGAATGAGGCTATTAAAGAGTAGTTACTCTCCATAGTAAAAAGACCCTGCAGACAATTGCAGGGTCTTTTATTTTACTTAGGAGTTGATACCAAATCTATCATCATTTGGGTCAAGTGCAGTTAAAATCAAAGGAACTATTGAAGCGATTCCTGCTGATATAAAAGTGCGTGCATCAGAAAAATCAACGGCAAAGATATCTGCACCGTTAGATAGGAAAAGTCCTAATACGGTTGCTAGAAAAACTTTTACGTAAGATTTAATTGCATTGAAATATTGTGTTGTCATGTTCACCTCCTCTGTATGTGGACATATATTATTGTTTACTCTTTTACCGTGATTACAAGTTGCACATAAGATTTGATAACGGTGCTTTGGCCAGTAACCGAGTTGCCGATATTCGGCACGAACTAGACGGTATGTAGGATTATTTTTATTGGCTCTGCGATGTGCAGTGCCTCCTCCATCAATGTGGTCAAAACAAAGTGACCATATCCGAGCATCACCACAGCACTTACATACAGGTTTGCCGTCCGCTATACCTGTTAGTGCTTCTAGACGATACTTGGCTCTTTTTTGTGCATCGGATAAAGGCATATCAAAAGAAGTGCATATGGGTGGGGACACACACCGCCAGCACGCAGGAATAGTAACCAGTGGTATGCACTTTTATAATTATGAAGCATGGAAGTTTATTTAGTGGCATAGGTGGATTTGATTTGGCTGCTGATGCATGTGGAATAAAAAGTGTTTGGCAGTGTGAACTAGATGCTAAAAATAGAAGTATATTAAAAAAGCATTGGCCTGATGCAAGGAGATATGTTGACATTACTGATGTGCATGGAAGTATGTTAGGGTTTGTTGATGTAATATCTTTCGGGTCACCTTGTCAAGATTTATCTGTTGCGGGAAAAGGAAAAGGTATAGAAGCTTATCGCTCCGGATTATTTTATCAGGCGACAAGAGTAATTGAAGAAATGCTAGAAGCAAGTAATGGTATGTATCCAGGATTTGCTATATGGGAAAATGTAAAAGGAAGTTTAACATCTAATGGGGGGAATGATTTTGAAAAAGTATTGCAAGAGATGGAGAGAATCGGGGCAAAGGATATCGCATGGAGAGTACTTAACGCCAGCGAATTTGGAGTACCACAAAGAAGAGAGCGGGTATTCTTGGTCGCAGATTTTAGAGGAGAATGTGCCGGAAAAATATTATTTAGAAAAATTAAACAGAGAAGGGATATTGGAAAGGGGACAGAGAAAAAACAAGAAGTTACCAAAGAGCTTAGAGAAGGCACTCAAGAAAAAATAAAAGTATTTGTAAAGAGTAGGCGTGCACATAGCAACGAAGATTATGAAACTTGGTTAGAGAATAAATTATGTCCGACATTAAATGTATTTGATAATGCTAATGAGATTTATGCAACAGTTTTAATTGTTGATGAGATTGGTGTTAGAAAATTAACACCTTTAGAGTGTGAGAGATTAATGGGGTATCCTGATAATCATACATTAGATGAAGCGGTAACAGAATATACACGATATAGGATGTGCGGGAACGGAGTTGCTACGCCAGTCGCAAAATGGGTGCTTTTAGGCGTAAAAAAATATTTAAAAAATATTTAAAAAAAGTACCTAACCTTCAAGCATTTTGTGCATTAGCACGGATAGTTAATAGTATCAAGTAAACGTCAATACTTGAAAGGAGAAATAAAATGGGAATAGAAATAGGAACTACTTTAACAGTAGGGTTTAATGCAAGTAGTTACAGATCTTTAAAAATTATATTAAACGATTCAAATGCTTTATTATTTTTTAACGATACTGAAAGAAGTGCTCAAGTTAAGAAGGATGTAGAAATTATTAATAGAGATATTATGCTTACAATATTAAAGAATCATGGTTATGATCACGACCGTGATGCATTTATTGAAATTGATTTTAGTGCAGAAGGAATTGCAAAGTTAGATTGTTTGTTACAAAATTATGAAATGCATTTTCCTTTTTTTGTAGAAGAATCAATAAGAACCCAACGTGTTAATTTAGTATACAGAGATTTACATAAGGCAGGTTACAGATAATGAAAATAAAATCCGTAAACAAGGCAGGTGTCAGTGCTACTGGCACCTGCTATACAGGAACTATAAGTGTAACAAAAAACGAATTAGAGTTAGTGCTTGGAAATCCAGTTGAGTTGTATAGAGATATTGACTACTCTGATGGTAAAACGAACTTTCAGTGGATTGTAGAACTTAGCGATGGTAGCATTGCAACAGTGTATGATTGGAAGGAAGATTTTATTGTTGATGATGTGACAGAGATTAATTGGCATATTGGTGGAAGAAAAAGTAATTATGAAATGTTTAAAAACTTATTAGAAGATTCTATAACCCAAGCTTTACAAAAAAGAAAAGGAGTAAGACGATGAGTAGATTTGTTATATGTTCAGATTGTAAAAAAGAGATAGAAGTACGGTGGGGTATATTTGGTCACGATACTCTTAGCCGTCATAGTAAAGAATGCAAAGGGGGTAAGTAAATGGAACTATCAGAAGATCAGATTGTTGCTATCCTTGAAGGATATGGATGCGATTATGAAGAGACAGAGAAGATTGTTCAAGAGATTCGCAAAGGCGATTGGCGGTCACTTGAACGTAAAATGTTGACTGAGTGAATGCTCTCCTTTAAAAAAGAGTAACTCAGTTGACTGACGGGGAAGACCACTAGCGTAAAAAACTAGTGGTCTTTCTAATTATATGATAAAATAGTTTTAATTAACAAAAAGAGTTTTTTAACCTTCGGGCTTTTTGTAAACAATAACGGACAATTAATAGTATAGGTGAAACCGTCAATCACTTAAAGGAGAAATAAAATGAAAGATACACAAAGGTCAAAAGTATATCGGGCAGAGAACACTAGTACTGTTAAAATAAATACAAATGATATGACACTATTAGAATGCGAGGAACTTATAAATAAGTTGCAGAAAAAGTATATGAAAGTTATTACAAATAAGATTACAGTAGAGTGTTTGCGAGAATCAAAAATGGCATACTATAGTTCTCAGGAAATAAAGATTAGTTTACCATCTTGGTCAAGAAATAGATATAATATATTACACGAATTTGCACATTACTTAACAGATATGATTAGGCTACAATTTCAACCACGATTCGGTTATAGTCATAAAGTAAAAATTAAGTTACCAAAAAATATTCATGAAGTATGCAAAACAGATAGCAATTATTTTTCAGGTCATGGTCCAGTTTTTACATACGTGTTGTTAATGCTTGTTAGAAAAGAGTTAGGAGCAATACAATATGAGAAGTTAAAGAACAGTATGTATTGGTATAACGTTAAAAGTATAAACAGTGCAGGTAAGGTAGTTAAGATAAGAGCTTCAAAAGAATAAAAAAGCTTTTTTAGATACCGTCAGAGAAGTCTGGCGGTATTTTTATTTGTCGTTTTTATCTGAGGAATAAAACCCACCACCTTTAAAGATTGCATTGACAGGATTAAAAGTACGTTGGGCTGGTTGATTACATTTACCACACTTGACCTCTAAATCGCGGTCATCTATCTTACGAGTATAGGTTGTGGTTTCATTACATAGCATACAGCGGTAATCATAGTCTGGCATAGTTATCCTCTCATTGTTTGTATACAGGCAGGGCAAATAGATAATTCAAATAGGTCGTCTGTGCGCTTATCGCCACAGTTAGGACAGGTATGTGCGTGCTTAGACATATCATCTCTACATTGCTGGCAGAGTGCATCTCGGATGGCGATGCGACCTATGTCTGCACCACAACATCTACACGCATCGTGATTGGTGGCGGAACATGTACAGATGTGACCAAAGGCGCAACACACGATTATGACCTGACTTTGCGTGGTCTTTTCCACCACTCAGATTGTTTTAGGTCTGATGCGGGGATACGTACGGTTATGGTTGGATTATCTATTTGATATAGAAGAACAAGGTCGCCAGTTGCTTTGTCTGTGTAACGGGCTGCTAAGGTATGTGTATTAGTATTAGGTGGATACCTTCTAGGCTTTCTCTGTTTCAATTTGCTTACCTTTCTTTTGTTGGAATCTGCGGGATTGACCTGCTGGTCGGAGTAACTCACGTAAGGCTCCTTCAGTGATACCGATTCTATCGGCTGACTTACGGAGAGATAGACCATTCTTTTGCCAGTCTGTTACGGCTATGCGGATAGCGTGACGGTAATTGGCTGCTGATTGTTCTGATGCGGCTCTAGCGGTATGCATGGATGCTCTGGCTAGAAGTATGTTGTTGTATAGGTTATCATCCATAGTAAATACTGTGCGTACCTGTGGTTACACCGCACACACATTTAATAGAGATTAGGGGGAGAGAGCGCCCCCCACACGCACCATTTGGGAATGTGTGGGAACGTCAATAGGGTACTGTACCACTAACACGCACGTGTTCCCATGCGGAGATTCCCACCTACGTAGGATTGATATTCCCATTCCCGTACCTCTATAGGTACGGGATAGGGAATATGAAGACGGTGGAATCTCAGGGATAAGGGAATAGGAATAGTATTCCATAGGATAGACTATTGGGAATATATCCACCCCCACCTCAACAAGAATAGACCCTACACAATAAGACACCCCCCATAGATACACCCCCAGCACGCAGAGAGATAAGGAGTAATGTGCTACCAGCTTTAAGCACAGGTAAAAGTATGCCTAATAAACCACCTCACAGATGCAGGCATCTCGGTTGCTATGAATTAGTTTATACACCTAGATGTTCTGTACACGCTAGAGCGGAAGAGAAGAAGAGAAAAGAAAAAGAAGTATGGAGAGATTATGGAAGTGAGTGGAGAGTTATTAGAGGCAAGGTATTAAGGGCTGAACCTAATTGTAGAATGTGTGGTCAGAAGGCTACAGATGTAGACCATATAAAGAGTTTAAAAGAAGGTGGAACACATGATATAAGTAATCTAAGACCTTTATGTAAGAGTTGTCACTCAAGAAGAACCTATTATGATACATTAGGTAAGAAATAATGCTATATAAAATAAAAAATAAGGGTAGGGGGGTTAGGATTATACATAGTTATTATCTTATAACCGCGCCTGAGAGTTGGCGTGCAAAAAGTCAGGTTTTTAGGAATATGTCATTTTCTAGGCACAGGTAAAGGTATGATAAATAATATACACGAACAGTTAGCAGATTTAGTTGTACCGATAGAGAACCTTGAAGTCCTAGAAGGAAATCCACGTAAGGGTGATGTTGAGGCTGTTGCAAAAAGTTATAGAACCTTCGGACAAAGAAAACCAGTAGTGGCTAGAAAAACTGGAAGTAATGGCAAAGGAGATATTGGTGTGGTGTTGGCTGGTAATCATCAACTGAAGGCTGCTCTTGATTTAGGATGGACTGAGATTGCTGTTGTGTTTGTTGAGGATGATGATAAGACTGCTGCTGCTTTTGCACTTGCGGACAATAGGGTTAGTGATTTGGGAGAATATGATGCGAATGAGTTGAGTCAAGTTTTAGAAGAGATGAAGGCGACTCCGGAATTATTAATTGCTGCAAGCTTTGATGTTGATGATTTAGGTGCGGCTGTAAAAGATCAAATAGAAATTGATAATATGTCTACAAAAAATGATAAAGAAAATAATAAAAAGAAAAAGTCACTTGCTGACATGGCAGATGAATATCAGAATAGAAGTACAAGAACATTTAGAGCGGAGTATCCTTATAATGTTTATAACTGGTTAATTTCCACTTTAGAAAATTACAAAGAAGATAAAGGTGTGGAATCAACTACGACTGCTTTTATAGAAGTATTAAAAAATATAGAAGGAGAGAAAAAGAAATGAAAGGTAAGTATGCTGAAGGTTTAGAAAAATTATTAACACCGATTGAAAAAATAGAAATTGCAAAAAGTAATCCTAGGCGTGGAGATATTGATGCGGTTGCAAGAAGTTATAAAACATTTGGTCAGAGAAAACCGATAGTAGTCAGGAAAGAGAAAAACGGAAAAGGTACAGCGATTGCCGGTAACCATCAACTGCAGGCTGCTAAAAAATTAGGATGGACTCACATTGCTGCGATATGGGTTGAGGAAGATGAGATGGTTAGCAAGGCTTTTGCCTTAGCGGATAATCGTACCCATGATTTAGGAACTTATGATACTGTTGCTTTACTTGCTTTGTTAGAAGAAATAAAGGGGGAAGAAAAGTTATTGGCTGCTAGCGCTTATACGGAAGATGATATGTCAGATTTGGTTGCTAGTATTGAAGAAGATTCCGAAATTAGTATTGATGATTTACTAGAACTAAACGATAGATTTTCTAAGATGGCATCCAGACAGTTTGTGGTAGAACTTACTAACGAAGAGTTTGTATGGGCTCAAAATGTTTTAGAAAAATATAGAGAGAAAATAAAAGTAGAGAACAATGCTTTGGCTTTTGTAAAAGCATTAGAAAAATTAACTAGTAAAAGGAGTCCCAAATGGAACTAAAAATTATAGAGATGAAAAAGGTTATGAGCGCTGATGAGGCAACAAAATTAGTTGGCACATTTGTGAAAAGTAAAGAAGCAAATTTAACCGAACAATGTGTTGTAATTGATGCGGAAACCAAAGAGCCAGTTATGGCATATCTACCATTGGATAGAGAGATTGTAAAACAGGTAAGACAGGCTGTACTAGGATTAAAGAGTTGGGGTACGGCTGGTAGGGCTGGTGGATGGGATAGTGCTAGTAGAACTTTTGGTATGGCACCTAGAAAACCATTCCATGGTCGTGAAAGTTGCAGACCTACTAGTATGGCAACTGATGAACCAGAGAATCACGCAGTCTTTGTTAGTTTGGCGGAACATCTAGATAAAATATTAAAGCAAATTGCACCTAAGGTATGGCAAGAAGATATGGAAGTTATGGATAGGGTTGCAGATGAATGGAAAATGATGGATGGCTCAACATGGACTAGTGGTGTTGTAAATAAATCTGCTCAACTACCTTATCATCGTGATGGTTTTAATTTTGAAGTGTGGAGTGGGATGCCAGTTGTACGAAGGGGAATGCGTGGTGGGTATTTAGACTTACCTGAATACAATATGACTATTGACTGCAAAGATGGATGGGTATTATTTTTTCCCGGATATTTAATTGTACATGGAGTTACACCATTGGAGCCAGTACAGAAAGATGCATATCGTTTTAGTGTTGTTTATTATTCTTTGAAGGGTATGAAAGATTGTTTTACTTATGCTGTTGAAACTGCTCAAGGAAGAAAAAAGAGAACAGAACGTGAAAAAGATTTAGCGGATGCTATTGAAGGTAAAAAAGATTTCAAAGTAGGTAATTCAAAGAAAAAGGAAAAAACCAAATGAACGTAGCTTTATTTTACTTACCCGATGTAAAGTATGGCGGATGGCCGACATACACAGCACACTTATATCACGGACTACTTGATGCTGGTTATAAACCTATGCTATTCAAAATCGGAAATAGAACTGAACCAAATACAAGAGCTTGGGGCAGAAAAATAAGATATAAAAATTTATCATTACAGGATGCTGCAAATATTGCATTAATGATGCCCACAATTATAACGGCAACTAATATGAAGTACGAAAAGGAGACAGAGTTATTGGTAAATGCCGGAGCAAAAGTAGTAATTCACGACCCGACTGAACTAAAAGGCAGTATTGTTGAAATATTAAAAGATTGCAAAGATGTAATAACTATTAGACCAATTAACGTTATAAATTTAGAGAAAAAAGATATTGAATCTAGATATGTACCACACCCATACAAAAGATACGCTGGTCGTTTTTATAATAAAAGCAAATGGGCTGCATCTTTTTCAAGGATTGATTGGGACAAAGGAACACACCATATTGTATCTGCAAATGAAAAACTAGAAAAAAATAAACAAATAGATATATATGGTGCACCAAATAGGTTATACACATTTCATAAATTACCTAGCGGATGGGAAGAAAAATATTATAAAGGAACATTCACTGCTGACAGTTTATGGGAAGGTGCTAAAATAGCATCAAAATATGAGTGGGCTGTAGATATGAGTACTATCAGTGGAGATGGTGGTGGAACTCAATACACATTTTTAGAAGCAATTGATGCAAAAGCAGGATTGTTACTAAATAGTGGTTGGATTACAGGTAGAAACGATGATGAACTATTAGAAAATGCAACATTTGTCAAACCTGAAGAATTACATATGGCGCTAGAGAGTAAACCAAATATTTATGGCACGTCTATTTTAGAAAAACATAATGCCGCTACAATTGCAAAAAAAACGCTAGGAAAAATAAATGGGTAGAAGGGGTCCAGCACCATTACCTACACATTTAAAAATTGTTAGAGGTACGGCACGTCCTGATAGGATGGTAAAGAACGAACCAAAAGCAAAGAGCGGAGTGCCTAGATGTCCAGAATGGTTAAGTGCTGATGCAAAAGAAGTTTGGAAGAGAACTGTAAAACAATTAAAACAAATGGGTACATTAAGTGTTGCTGATGTTGATTTAATTGCTGCATATTGCAATGCGGTAACCACTTATAAAAAGGCTACTGATTTAGTTGATAAAAGTGGAGTACTAATAAAAGGTAGAAGAGATGGAGTAGTTACAAATCCTGCAGTTAGAATCCAGAGAGATGCCGCTCAACTTATAAGGCAATTGGGTGCTGAGTTTGGGTTATCTCCGTCATCACGAAGTAGAATACAGGTTGATGGAGCGGACAATGACGCAGACGATTTCCTGGACTAGACCTGCTCACACCAGTGCTGGATTAAATTTGCCAGAAGGTGCTTACTATGATGAAGATGCTGCTGATAGGGCTGTAAAGTTTTTTGGTTATTTGCATTTAGTGGAAGGTAAAGGTGCTGGAGAAAAATGGCAACTTATGCCCTGGATGGAGTTTGAAGTTATAAGACCATTATTCGGATATAAAAGAGCAGACGGAACTAGAATGTATCGTACTGTTTGGTTGGAAGTACCGAGAAAAAATGCAAAAACTACATTGGCTGCTGGATTAGCATTGTATGGATTAGTTGCTGATAATGAACCTGGTGCTCAGGTTTATATGGGAGCAAGAGATAGAGCACAGGCTAGAATCTGTTTTGAGTTGGCAAGAAAAATGGTTAATGCTTCTCCAGCTTTAAGAAATAGATGTAGGGCACAAAGGTCATTTATTGAAGTGCCAAAAACTGGAAGTGTTTTAAGAACTATTTCTGGAGATGCTTTAGGTCAACATGGATTCAATGCTCATATTGCGGTATTGGATGAAGTACACGCACATAAGAACAGAGAGATATGGGATGTTTTATCTTCATCTGTTGGAGCAAGAACTCAACCAATAGTTATTGGGATTACGACTGCTGGAACATACGACCCAAATCATATTGCGTGGGAGTTACACGATTATGCGGTAAGGATTGCATCTGAAGAACTTGAAGATTCATCTTTTTTGGCTGTAATTTATGGAGCAGATATGGAAGATGATTGGACTGACCCTAAGATATGGCATAAAGCAAATCCATCATTAGGAATTACAATTATGCCTACATTTTTAGAAGAAGAGATTAGAAAAGCGAAAGCATCTCCGGCTAGGCAGACTACTTTCGCACAATTATATTTAAATAAATGGACTAGGGAAGTATCTCGCTGGATTGATATGGATGCTTGGCATAGTTGTGGTAAAAAGAAAATTAATATTGAGGATTATAAGGGTAAGCCTTGTTTTGTTGGATTAGATTTATCTTCTACAACTGATATTTCTGCTTTAGTGCAAGTATTTATTGAAGATGATGGGAGTTTTACAGCGGTGCCACACTTTTGGTTACCCACTGACGGAATGCCAGAGAGAGAAAAAAGAGATAGGCAACCTTATAGTAGATGGGCTGAAGAAGGTTATATAACTTTAACACCTGGAAATGTTATTGATTATAGATACATTAGGAGTTACATTGAAAAACTTGCTACCGATTTTCACATATTGGAATTGGCTTATGACCCTTGGAATTCTACACAGTTGGTTGTTGAGTTAGCGGAACAAGGGATGAGAGTAGCACCTACTCGGCAGGGATTTGCTACTATGAGTGCTCCCACAAAAGAATTAGAGAGATTGATTGTATCGGAAAATATATCTCACGCATCTCATCCTGTCTTGAGTGCTCACGCTGATGCGGCACTAGTATCTACAGACCCTGCTGGTAACCTAAAGCCAGATAAGGCGAAAAGTACTGCACGTATTGACGGATTGGTAGCATTAATTATGGCTATCAATAGTGCGATGTTAGCGGGAACTTCACTAACGGGTCGTTCAGTTTATGAGGATAGAGGAGTAGAATTAATATGACAATAAATACATCGGCAAAAACAGTGGGTACTGCTGCATCAAGTATTATTTTAGTTGAGAACTTTGCGTCTGCTGCTAAGGATGGCAGAATTACGTACGAAGTTTATAATAATGGCTCGGCTATTATTTATTTAGGTGGGTCAAGTGCGGTAACAACATCTACTGGGATACCAATTCCACCAAAGGCAAGTAGAACATTAGACCTAAGGTTAGGGTCTAATATTTATGCTATATCTGGTAGCGCTGGTCAAGATGTTAGAGTTATGGAAGTGATATAAGATGACTGATAGTAGTTTTGAGTCAGCAGGTGCATTAAATCAATTAGAAGATGTTACTTTAGCTGCTACTGGAACAATTGATCAGGTAATTGGTTGGAATGGAACAAAATGGGCTGATACTGATCCGC